CAGAAGAAGCACAATATGAAGCAGATTTTAGAAAATTACAAATAGATTTTTCAGCAGATAATACAGATACAATAACAGTCAAAGATATAGAGTATTACAAATCAGTATCATGGCACGTACATTCCTTAAAAGATATGACAGATGGGTATATAATTTTTGATTGCGTAAGAACTCAAGGACGCAATGATTCTAGGAGGAGGGCTTACGACGAATAATGCCAACTAATCCACCAGACCATCTAAACAACATTGAGCGAGCTCTAATAGACAAGCTCCGTTTAGGCACCTACAATACTGTAGGGGGCACAGATACAGCATGGTCTAATACAGACGTCACAGTTTATGGTCAATTCCCAACTACAGACGATGTTAGCTATCCTTGTTTAATTGTAGAAATGGTCGCAAATGGGATAGAAACTCAGTTTATGGGACAGAACATTACTAAGAATGATGGAACTGCGGCAAGGGGGGAGCTCTATGGTATAGGCTTTAATATATATATCATGGTAGATAGAGCAAGCTCTATTACGATTACCAATACTACGTCAGGGGGTAATGTAGCACAGCCCTATAAAGAGAGAAGGTTGCTTAATTATCTCATGCTTAATGGAGCTAATGTGCTTATGGACCTTGATTTTGCTGATATTGTAAAGGGTGCCGCTGGTACGCCTGCTGCAACTGAGGTTGATGAGCGTCACTTCAGTGGTTTTAGAAACATTGGGTATGACCCTGCATTGGAATTGTGGACTAGCCAAGCTTCGATGGTAGTAACGTTCAAGAATAGTAGATAGTATGTCTCGAGTTACTTGGGCAACTCAGTTTCAAAAGCAAGATGTAATGAGAACCATTACGGTTGGATTTCAACCATACATGCCGTTTTCACAACAATACGCTATGTCGCTACGCCCAGAACCTGAACCCGGTTATTTTGAACTTACACCACAACCTGAAGGAGATGATATGCTTCCCACAACAGGAAAGGGTAAAGAATATAGTTACGAAACACGTATGAAAACTTACATGGGGCAAGGTGAAGGGAATTTGGCTCATATGAGTAAATATCATAGTCCAGATAGAGCAACTCAAGTTGCTAATGCACCACCACAAAGTGCAGGCAGTGCCACTGCAAGTGCAGCAAAACAGCTTTCTAATATGTATGATAGTAAAATGAATATTCAAGCAACTAAGGGAGGTAAAGATGTAGGTGAGTTAACTTTAGGTAGACTTACCAGCATGTTGGATAAAGAGTTAAAAATGTCTAGAACTCAAGACCAAATAGACCGAGGTCCTAAAAGAGGTGGTAAATTTTGGGGTAATGATTATGATATTCAATTAGAAAGGGAAGGAGGGACATTTAGAGAGTTTTTGAATACAAAAATAGGTAAAAAAGAAATGGCAGGTGTACATTCACTTGAGATGACGCGTGCAGCTGGTAACTCAACCACTTCTAAACTTTTAAGTATGAGCCAAAAGGAATTAAATGATAGTAGTGAAAAGGGCACCAAAGCCAAATTTAGAGCTCATGTAAGTAAAAAACTAACACTAATGAATGATACAATAAAAGATACTGTTTTGAACATGAATAAAGAAGAAAGAAAGTTATATGAACAAACTGAGGCAACAATGTTGGGAAGAGGTGCAGGGGGTGCTGGGTCAGGAATGTTAGCTGCCCGAGCTTTAGTTACCGCTGGTAGTGATGTACTTTTAAATAGAACTTTGAGAGATTTTATAGGTAAAGTTAGTCGTGGTACTTTAATTAATGAATTAAATGGGTTAACAGGATTAGCTAAACATCTATACCAAATAAGGCTAGGTAGAAAAATGTTAGGTTTTGCAATGATATCTGCTAAACCAATTACAGTAGGAGATGTTACTTATCCTAGATTTGAGCCTGAGCCTCATATTATAGTTATGGAAGTGGGTTCTGGACCAAATCAGTTAGTTAATGCTTATGGTGAATGGGTAGTTGAAGCTAAAGGTGTTGATTCCAAAGTGATGAGTGAGTATATTACAGAAGCTGAGTCTTTTGCAAGTAGTCTAGCCATACTTACCCAAGACCGTGTAGACCATATGTATGAATCTTCGACTGTTAATGCTGCCCAAATGGTAATTGATAGTACAGGTATAGCAGTAGGAGAAAATATAGAAAGTAATATTAGGTTAATGCCTATGGATATAGCTGAAAATATAAGACAACAGATGATTTTACATTTTACAAAAGGAGGAGCATCAAAAAAATTTGCTCAATGGTATCAACGTTTGTTAGACAAAAGTAACTTATTAACAAAAAGTTGGTACAATAGTATTAGTATGGTGGGTAAAAGAGGAGGTAGCTTCTCAGAAGAATGGACATATGGGGATGACAAAGGAAACCCAAATAAAAGATTCTTGGGTGTTTGGAGTAAAGCATCACAAGATACGTGGAAGAATGACGTTGGAAGAAACGTCTCTATTTCACCATTTATTATATCTAGACGTAAAGGCGTCGCTGCTTTCAGAACTGGTGGTGATTATGGTAAGAGTTAAGCAAAAGCTTTATATAGTAAGCCGAGCTAATTTAAAGGTAACGAGTGGAATGCAAAGTACCGAAGGTCTAGACAACAAAAAATAAAGGTGAATAAAATGGTATATACCCACAATAAAAACGAAAAAGGAGGTGAATTCTAATGGCTTACTTTTTAGGAAGAGACGTTAACGTCTATTTAACTACAGAAACTGCGGTTACTAATAAAGCAATTGGTGTGACAGCGACAGATTCAGCAGCACCAACTATAATGTTAGGCGACCCATCAACAGCAAACACAGTTATGTTTGCAGATGATATGAATGCATCATTACTATTATCTAGTTATACTGCGTTAGCTGATATAACAGGAGTAGAAGTAGCGCTAGGAACCATGGACGAAGACACTTCTTATATAGGACAGACACAACCGGGTAAGGTTGAGATTAAGAAGGAATACACAGTATCCTTAACAAGAAAGAAAAGCGGCAATCTCTGGGATGTAATTTTCAACGGAGATAGTGCAGGAACCAAAGCAAGATTTGGTATGGGCAACGCTAATACTGGACTTGGTACTGGAAAAGTTAATCCAAAATCTATAGTAGATGGTTCAGGTGATTTTTCATGTTATGGTTACAGAATAAGTTTACAATTCAAAACAGGAACTGGCGGAAGTAATAGTAACGAAGAAGTTCTTTGTATTAAAAACTGTTGTATCACAGGATACACAACTACGCTTAACGCAGACGGCGTTCAAGAAGAGACACTAGAATTTAGTTCTTATCAACCAGCAGTATATGGATTATCTGGTGATGAATTAAATCGCTCATTAACAGCAATAGGAGGATTCTAAGCATGGTTTTCTATCTAGGAAAAGATGTTTCAGTTTACTTATCAACTGAGAATGAAGATATAGGAGTTTCTCCAGCAACAGGAAGTACAAGTGTAGTTAATGGTGCTACAGCAACATTTGCTGTAAAACTTCAAAACACAGGTTCTGCTGTAACTGAGACTGAGCAGTCAGATTTAACAGCAGTCGATTTGAGTATTGGAGCTTTGGATGAAGACATTACATACTTCGGTATGAGAACAGCACTAAAAGCAGAAATCAAAAAGGAAACTACTTTAACACTAACTCGTAAAAAGAGTGACCCTTTATATGAATATGTTTTTGACAAATTAAGGTATGGATTAACAGGTTCTACAGTTGGCGATGCATCTATCAACGATGGTCTATCTGAACCTACTGTAGAATACGGATATCGTGCTTACGTGCACTTATCTGGTACTTCTGAGGTTATGACAATACCTAACTGTGTTATATCATCACACAGCGTAAGTATTAATGCTGATGGAACTACAGACGAGACTTTAGAATTAACATCTATGGTTACCCCAGTTGTGAGTGGTGCAAACTACGTAACATCTACAGTCACAGCTAACTTATAGATAAAATAATTTAATATGAGGGGGGCTTGTGCCCCCTTCAGGAGAAAAAATAATGACAGAAAAGAAAATTTGGTCTATGGACGAATTAGTCGCACTCACTGATGAAGTGCAAAAAGAGCAGGTAGAATTTAGAGGAAAAGTAGTGGAGTTTCAATTTTGTGAATTAACAGAAAAAGAAGAACCAAAATTTACTGGACTATCTGAAGAACTACCAGAAGAAGAAAAAATGGCAATGTATCAAGAAATTGGCTCTAATAGAGTTATGAAAATGTTACAGAAAGCTAATGAAAAGGCCCCAGAAGGACCTGTTATAACAGAAGAACAATGGGCACTATTACCAACCACCTTAAGATATAATATCACCAACAAAATATTAGGCGTAGAGGACGACGCAAAAGCAAATTTTCGCGACTGATGCTGGAATCGCCTGAGGCGGTGTTATTATATATACCATTAATGAAAGAAATTGGTATGAGTTGGAACGAAATTAAAAGCACACCCCGCAGAGAATTGGATGGTTTGTTAGCTGCATGCTACGAATACAAAGCATTACATTCAATGGACGGGTATACTGAAAAACAAGTGTCTGAAATGGCAAAAGATAACCCTAACGTACGCTCTCAGTACATTAAGTATTTAGAGAAAAAACGTAAGTTTGAGGATAAAATAGGAGTGAAACACAACAAAAGCTTTCAAGGAGTATAATGGGTTTTGCAGGACAAGTATTCGCAGCGCGTGTCGCTATAGGTTTGGCTGTTCCGAGTCGAAAGGCTCTTCAACAAACTGGTGGTATTTTAGCAGCAGGCGTAAAAGCAATACATCAACGTATAAAACAACAAGCTATGGCATCTAATTTAGATACAGTTCATAGAGAAAAATTAAAAAAGTTAAATACGATGACTACTACTTCTGCTGCAAGAACAGCAAATTTACTTAGAGTTAGGTTAGAACAAAATTTAAAGCAATTAAACAAACAAACAAACAACTCAATTAGAAAATCTTTTAAAAATGTAGAACAAAATTATGCTAGACTGAGGGCTAAATTATCTAAACCTCTTCGTCAACAACTTTTTGCAGGAACTGCTGGTTTAACTGGTATGAAAGCAGCTCAACAAATGGCTAGAAATATGGCTGCAATGTCTAAAAGAGACCGTGCAGACGCTATAGCTGGTCAAAGGCGTATTGTTAATTTGATGGATGAGGAATTAAGACGCAAAAGAAGACTTTTAGAAACCTCTAAACAAAAAACTAAAAAAGAAAAAGAAGCTTATCGTGAACTTGTAAAGACTATAAGAGGTGAAGAAAAAGTTTTAACTAAAGAAAAACAAAGGTTAAGAGTTCTGAAAGAGATTGAAGGCGAGGTATCAGAAATAACAGCTGAAATGAGAGAACAAGATAATGCAAGTAGCAACGTAGGTGAGGCAATATCTGGTGCAGCTACTACTTTGAAGGATAATTTTATGGATGCTTTACGTAACTCGGTAGCACTTTTAGCTGCTTTTGGTTACAAACTACAACAAAGTACTAGCGATTTAGTTGAGTTTGAAAAAGAACTTCTCAACGCTAACTCTGTGTTTAATTTAACTAACGATTCTTTATTTGACGTCGGTAACGAGATTATCAAATTCGGTAACGAATTCGGTATTGCTACTCAAAACGGCGCTACTGGGCTCTATCAGCTCGCTTCAGCAGGTCTTAGCGCAACTGATGCTATGAAGGTACTACCTGAGACATTGAAGCTATCTATGGCTGTTCAAGGGGACCATAATACTATTTCTAAACTTACTGCACAAACCTTGTTTGGTTTCGGTATGGAGATGGACCAAGCAGCAGAGGTAACAGATAAGTTCGCTTATGCTATTCAGAAGTCTCTTATTGAGTATCAAGATTTATCAAGCGCTGTTAAGTTTGCTCTACCTTTCTTTACCTCTACAGGGCAATCTATTGACCAATTGTTAGGGGCTTTACAGATATTGACTAATAGAGCATTAGAGGCAGGTATAGCAGGTAGGGGTCTTAGACAGGCATTGGCTGAGTTTGCTGAAAGTGCTATGGATGCTGAAGTCGGATTCCGTAAGATGGGCGTTGAGATATTAAACGCTGAAGGTGAAATGATGCAATTAACTGAGATAGCTGCTCAATTTGCTGAGGCAGTAGGACCAGAGACTGCTTCGAATACAGAATTATTAACTACTTTGATACAAGACTTGAATGTGCGTGGTGCTACGGCATTTATTCACTTAGTTCAAGCTTCTGATGAGTTTACTGAAGCAGTTGAAAATACTGCTAATGCTGGTGGACAATTGGATGAGATGGTTCGAATACAGAACCAAGCATTAGCTGCTCAGATACAGATATTAAAAACAAATGTATTTTCTATTTTTGCATTAAGAGATGCTTCTTATGAAGGAACTGAATTTATTAATGCTTTCCATGAGGCTGTAGTTAATATGGTACAAGGATTAAAGGATTTAATAGTTGTGGAAGAAGATGGTGTACAAAAATTAACAGAATTTGGTCAATCAATTCAAGAAGGTGCAATTGTATTCATTGAAAATTTTGATGAAACCGTACAAAAAGTAATAATAACACTACAAAACTTAGCAGAAGATGGTGAAACTATTACAAACGTTTTCGAAGCATTGTATGTACCTTTAAAGCTTATAACAGATGTGATGAAAGTGTTACCACCGGGTTGGTTAGAACTGATAATTTATTTCAAGATGTTTAATTCAGTGATACCACTTACAACACTGGCTTGGTGGTCTTTATCTAGAGGGATAGCCGCAGCAACTGCCTCACAAATAGCCTACAATGCAGCTTCAATGGGCGGTATGGGTGCCGCAGCTGGAGCTGCGAGTGGTGGAATGAGTTACGCAGCTTTCCGAGCAGCTAATGCAGGTGCAGGTGCTGCTGCATGGAAAACAGGTGGTAAAATGAACTTAGCTTATCACGCTCAGAAAGGTGCTAAAGTAGCTCCGCTGGCTGCTAGAGCATCACCTTGGATAGGTAGAGCAGCTATGGGAGGAATGGCGTTGACTGGTGTTGGTGCTTTAGCTTTAGCTGCAAGTATTGCGATACCAATGTATATGCAATATAAGCAAAACCAAGGAAAGGCTGGTGGAGGATATTTAACTCCAATGGCTCAAGGAGGATACCCATCTAGTGGTGCTCCATACCTTGTAGGAGAGCAAGGTCCTGAGTTATTTGTACCATCGGCAGCAGGACAACTTTTAAATAATGGTGCAACCCAGAATACTATAGGCAATGGTATGAAACTTAACAATGTTACAATAGGAATAGACTCTTTCGGAGGATTGGTATAATGCCATCGACTTCTATTAGTATCACTCCTAATAAATTTTTCGTAGAAAAGCAAGTCTCAATAGGACAAATGATATATTCTAATCAAGGTGATTTTTCTAATAAAAGAGATGACCGTTATTCAATAGCAACTGGTAAAGACCCTAATTATCTTTTGTTATCAGGTTCTGTAGATGCATCTGAAAGTATAGAACGTGGAAATTATACTTTAGTTGGTGGATATTTAAGAACATATGTATCTGGTATGAGTATAGCAGAGGGGGATGGAGCAGTTCCTACGTTACAATTGTATTCTTTAAAAAATCACTATAAAATAACCGAAGGAGGTATGAAATATAGTAGAAAAACTTCTGCTGGTACCGTAGCTTTAGTTAATGGAAGTCCTAATGTTACTGGAACGGCTACGGATTTTGCTGGTGCTGATGGTTTTTTCGGTGATTATTATTATTATGCAAATTATCAAGGAGGAGCATATGTATGGCTGGGGCCTGCTGGCTCAAGAGAAAGATATGAAGTAAGCTCTATAACTAGTGATACAGTAATAGTCTTAACAGCAAACTACACTGGTACTACTCAAGCCACTGAACAATTACAATTAGACGAAGATATAGGTGATAATATAACTTCTTTTGTGAGCACATACACTATGCCTACTGTTAACTTTAATGAAGATTTTGATGGAGTGGGGGCGGAGCTTTCAACAGTTACAGAATTTACCAGAGAAGGGGCTAGTGCAGTAGTTAAAAAAGGTCACCCTTATTTACTCAATTCACAGTATGATTCATGGAAATATAAATTTGGTGGTTCAGTGGGAGTAAAAGAGGTGAGAAAAATGATGGAAGCAAATACTTGGTACCCCTATAAAGCAAGTACAACGAACGGTGGCGTCCACACTGAGGGTAGGACGGAAGCAGGTTTGGATGCTATGACCTCAAGTGGAGGTGGTTATATAAGTGCACAAAGTGCTCTGGGAGGTGGTATCGTATCCAGAATGATTAAAAATCCTAATTACGGACTACTTTCATATAATCCCGAAACACACGGTATACCGGGTTTCAAACATGGAAGATTGTATTTGAAACAGATGACATATGCTCATCCAGCTACTGCTAAAAAGCTTCAAGGGTATTATATTCTAGACCGTAATGGTAATAGAACCGACTATCTTTTAAGTTTAAATAAAGGTACCGCAGATACTGCTTTAGTTCATTACGATACTATACAGACCTTCAATCCCGACCCTGAAAATACAGTAACTTCTACAAATAACAACACTATTTTTGATAAAGTTTATAGTTCGATGATGTTTGAAAACCCCTTTACAGCCACTACTGATGTACCCATAGTAAACTCTACGGTAGAGTTACAATCCGATGTTGTCAAAGGAGGGGCTAATGCAGCTAGACTATATCATATATGGGATTATTCTCCGGATAATGCATTAATCCAAAAATATTTTGGTAGAGAAAGTTCTTTAAATCCACAAACAGCATATATGGCTAAATATAACCTACCTTTCCCTATAATACAAGATATGTCTTTTTCTACAAGAATTGGAGATAGACGCACTTACATGCCATATGTTAGTATGGATATGAATGTAGCTAAGTTGTCTGCTAGTGTGTTGTATGATATACAAAACTATGCCTCAGCACATGCAACTGGTAGCTTTATAAATGACCCTCAAACAACATACACAACAAGTGCGTTCCAAGCTAGTAACTGGGGAAGTAGTAGTACTATAAGACAAAAAGCTATGACATTTTTACGAAGTGTAGTTGTTACTTTTTCTAATTATAAACCTTTAGATACACACACTACATTAGAAGACTTTTTACAGTATGGGTTTGATAATGCTTACGGTTCTTCCCAGACTAATGAATCTATAGTTGGTGGTGTAGTTTTGAGTAGATTGGGTATGGATGGTGCGAACATAGATAACGATTTTATATATGCTCAAGCTTTACCTATTGTCAGAGAAGATTATACTATGGATTATAATGAACAATGGCATAATGGAAACAGGACTGGTGCTGGTAGTAATAGAGGTTTTGGATTGGCTAAGATAGTAAGTGGTAGTGGGCAGGGCAAGTTACAACAATTAGTAATGAAAGCCGCTAATATTGACAACACTTATTCAGCCACTAATCAGAATACCCCTCGGGTAGTTAAATTACCTATGAATCAATTTTTTAATATGAAATTTTATATAGATACTCTTGGTGAACAAACTAACACCATTAATAGTAGAAATCCGTATTCTGGCTTTCCAACAAGCAATGGAGGTGTAGGGATGCGTTGTGTATTTGAAACAGATTCTATGGGAGAGGACTCTAGTAGTGAAGATTTATACACTGATATGCCATTTTTAGATTTAAATTTTTCTGTGTCTGGTGGTAATTCTGTAGATATACCCGGTGGTGAGACTTATGCTGCTGATGGCGGGAAAACTCCTACTTTTTCTTATGCTGGCCGATTTTTATCTGCTAATGAAGTTACTTTGAAATATCCTAAACATATGATTATATGGGTTCAAAATTATAGATTTGTGGATTCTAGTGAAGCTCAGTTCTTCTATGGTGATAATGCTATTATAGGTACGGCTTCTGGTTCAGCAATAGAAGCTGAGGTCTATGTTGATAATGTCAAAGGTGTTGATTTCTACCAAGATTTAAAGGACGTTACAGCTGTCGGTGAAAATATTGCACCTGTAGTGTTCCCACAGGGAGACACTGTTGATAGCCCTATTACTGTTATGGAAAGTACAACACATGACTTAACTTCGTTTAATACAGGCCCAGCGCAAAGTCCGACTGCGGCCAACACAACTATAAGAACCTACTCTCCTGCTAGTTATTGGAGTTTAGGGTTTGATAGTAAACAAGATTTACCTTTGAGCGGTTCAGCTACTGCCAGAAGAGGTTATGTATTAATGAATAGTTTTTACCAAACTGCTGGGAGTGCAATTGAACATATTATACCTGATTTATATAGTGGTGCTACACTAAGTCTAGTAGACGGTGATTACGCAAATGGTCTACAAAACGATTTATTAGGGTATGAATTAAAGGGTTCACCTTATGCAAATAGTGCTACAACTGTTGGTAGTGCTTATTATGACCCCGCAGTTGGTAATAATCAATACGAAACTACAGGTGGTAAAGATGTCGCTACAAAGATATGTTTTGGTACTGGTTCAAGCAACAACTTTTTATCTACAGATGGCCTTACACAAAAAGGATTTGTACAAGTTAACATATCAGATGTAGGAAGTTTCGCGACCATAACTGGTATTACACAGGCTAACCCTGCTGTAGTAACTGCTGCTTCACATGGTTTTTCTGATGGTGATAAAGTACGTATAATTGGGGTAGTTGGAATGACGGAAGTAAATGGTGGTAAATACACTGTAGCTAATAAAACAACTAATACATTTGAATTGGATGGAATAAATTCGACTACTTGGAGTAGTTATACATCTGGCGGAACTGTAAGTATATATGTGGATAATTACTTTACACAATGGGGTAAAAGAGAAAATGCTTTATGTTCCACTAAGGTAACGGATGTAGCGAGAGGTGGTAATGAACTTACTTCATATCAGTTGCAATTAGATAATACTAATGTGTTAAATCCTTATAATAAAGATGAACAATATATTTTATATCAAGTTGGGATGCCTGTGTCTACTACATATTATAAGATATTAACTTTAAATGGTGGTCTAGATGCCATTGAAGATAATGTTGTAACATTTAATGAAACTGTAGCAACTGGCGCAGCAGCTCAAGCTATTGGTCAAGAAACTCAACTACCTTATTTATATTTATCTCCTTATAAATATTGGATTAACATAAACACACAGGGAGACCAAAATTATAAACTACGGTCTTATACTGGTATTACTCTAGTTAATAATAACTTATCTGGTGCTTCTTCCTCACCTTCTTCTATAACAGGTAGTACCTTCAATGAGGCTACTTATACTTTTTCTAATGGTAATACGTCTAAAATAGGTTTATCAGCTCCTTACAATTCCCCTTGGGATTTCATTTTTGATACTGAAGGAGATACAGCAGTAACACTAACCGCAGATTATGGTTACGGTGTATATGATACTGAGACTCGAAGTGGTGGTTTCTTGAGTTATATAAATCCAACAATAGCCACATACAACTACATGGATATAGCTTCCTTGTTGACTGATAAAAATGTACAAGACGAAGGTAAATTTAACCTAGTGTTAAGACAACGACCAACAGCTTACCATACTTCTGTAGAATTAGTAGGAGATGAATATAATGCTACTAATCAATTACAATATAAACCAACATATATTTATGAATATGTGGATAGTACTCCCGTAGTAAGTAATTTTTCTGTTGAACCTGCTTACGATTTATTGTCATCTGATGTTAATTTATATGAGCTAACAAATGAAAATTTAAATGCAGTCAAATTTAAGTGGAACATACAAGATGAGGATATATGGTATAAGATGATTATGGTCGATAGTAATGGGGCTATAGATAATAAATATGAAAACGCTAAATTATGGATTCCTTGTAATGAAGAACCTAGTGATTTAATTGTCAAACCAACTATAAATTGGTATAATAATAATACAACTACTAGTGGTACTGCTACTGTAGGTGCTAATGTAAGAAGCTACATTGATGGTATACAAGGATATTCACCTTTTTTAAGTGGTAACGCATTGGGTACTGCTTCTATTTCAGTACCTAACTCAAGTAATAATTCTTTCCATGGTTTAACTGAATATACGTTCTCAGTTCATGTTACGTTTGATAGTTCAATGAAAGGTACTGCATGTAAAATTTTAGGAAAGGGACAGCCCGTATCTAATTATATAGATTTACAAAAAAATGGTGATGATGTTATAACGTATCGACACGAATCAAGTACTGGTACTGGTGCAACTATTACAGGTAGTCATGTTGTGACATGCGATGGTAAAACACCCTACTCAATAATAGTTACATATAGATATCAGAGTGCAGCTGGTCCAGATACTTCGGTTTATGTTGATGGTGTACTTGACTCTTATGAGCAAGATTCTGCTGGCGCTTTGAATAATACCGACGCATTTGAACTAGCTCCATTTAGCACCGCTGGTCCTTATTTTAAAGGTCGAATAGAGGAGTTTGTTTTATATGACAAGCAATACATTGTACCTGATGGAGATGAATATATATTTAATGCCGCAGATTTAACAGATGAGACTGGTGGTAAAACTAATATTTGGTCAGCAAAACTGTTTGCTTTTGATTATCATAACATAAGGGGTAAAATTAACAAACTAGTAGCTTCTAGTCAAAATATTTCATGGAGGACAACCCCAGTATGAGCTTAGTTTGGGAAGATGCTAATAATCCATCGTTGAGCGATGTCAATTTTGAAAAGACTGCAACAATAACCTTTAATGATAATGATGTTAGAGCAGTGTATGTAGATTGGGATGATGGAGAAAGTAATAAAAAAGATGAAGCCAATTATCAGTGGAAACAATTAACCGAACCAAAACAGACAATAACACTTAAACATACCTACAATAAAGCTGGTGATTTCAATCCTATTGTACAGACTGTTAATTCCAAAGGGTTTGTTTCTAGATATTATGGACCGGTCTCAACCACTGACGTAGTTCCTTTTACAGTAGATAGTGGTATAGCTGTTGCTAGGGTTGCAGATAAAGCACCTAGTGCTATTATGAAGGTTGAAAATACCCAAAACAATTCTGGAATAGATAATTCTATAATGCAAGTAGAGGGACCAAAGCAATTATATATAGCAATAGCTCCTAATTTAACAGCAGCAGAATTAACAGGTACTATTAAACAAGTAACCTTATCTGTAGAGGGCGTATCACATATTAATAAATTAGTACAAGCCGCAGCTAACGATACTGAAGAACAGTTTGGTTTGGGTACAATGTCTAAGTTACAGACTTTTGAGTTTGATATAAATTTAACAACTACTAACTCGGGTCTTTACGATTTTTATGGTGAAATGAATTCTGATTCAATTGGTTTATTCTCAGAAGTACTCAAATTTAAATTTGTAAGTTGTAAATCCACTGGACTTACGGCAGACCCAACTACTGCCGTAGACACTAATTACACTACTAATGAAATATTTAATCGGTTAAAAATATTCTTAGTTACTAAAGGTACTGATGGTGAATATTATCCTATAAGTTATGTAACAGCTGGTTCGCCTGTGAAAAGTGTAGAAGACAGTGAACGTTACAGCACGCTAGATATGGGGCAGAGTAGAACTGCTGCATCTAATAAAACAATATCTAATTACCGATATGATAATGGTAAGACATGGATGAGTCCTGTTAATCAATGGGATTTAGAAACTGTAGTTGCCCCTACTAAAACTTTAGGTTCTGGAACTAAACAGACGAGTTCTGTAAAAACACAACATTATTCTTATTTAGTTAATCCTCTCGGTTTAAATAATATTACAGCACAAGAAGTGTTTGGTGCTAGTGTTAAATGGTATCAACACACAGATACTGTAATACAACAAGACAATACAGCGTTAGATGATTATGGTAGATTTTATGAACAGTATTATTCTTTACGAACAGCTGTACAATCTACATCTCTCTCTGGTAGTATAATAAATAGCAATCAGCCTGAGGTTTTTAGAATATATCCCGCACCTGATTGGACTACCGCGGAATCTATAACTGAAACTTCTATTAATGACCATACTGCTGCTATGTTAAACAATGGTAGTACTAATGCTTTTAAATTAAGTTCAGTTAATACTGATGGTGTACAGAAAGATATTACGGGTACCGTTATTGATACACCTCCAGCAGAATATATATTATTAACTTTTGATAGTAAAACAAATAAAATATTCTTCAATGCTACTAATTATGCTAATGGTCTTATGTCTGACCTTTCCGGTTATGATGATGTAGCAGGATTAAAAATAGCAGGTGTAGAATATTTACATATAGATGAACCTTTGACTAAGAAACAAAACGCTTATTGGAAATCTGTAGATTTTGCAGATACTACTAAGATAACAAGAGAAAAGAGAGACACTACTACTAAAAAATACGATACTTTCCATACTTCGTTTGCAAAATCTGGGTATGTTAGTTTTGATATGCCATTAGATTGGGATAATACTAGCATAACAAAATTATGTGGTGGTAAGTATAATACTGCTAGTGGTACTTTTGCGGCATGTGTAGCTGCTGGACAGGATGATGTAGTAGTTACTGGTACTGCTTCATCTATTGCTGGAGTTTCTGGATATGGTGATGGGATGGTAAAAGTAAATCTTACAGCTGCTGCTGATAAAACAGCAATGCAAACTATTGGAACTGAGGCTGATGTAGGTGCTTATAAATATGCATTCATTGTAACTACGGGAACTGCTTCTGGTTCTATGTGGTGGATAGCTAGTGGTGGTTCTAATGGTTGGGATGAAGATATAGCATCCCATGGTCAATTGTATTTACAAGTAGGTAATACAGGTACTTCCGCTAGTAACCCTAATTTAGAAATGCCAGCTGGAACTATAACTGGTAGTGTGAGAAGAATAAATATATATGATGTGATTGATGGTACCTCTAAAGTATTCCAAGATGGTGGTGCTGGTTCTGGGGTAGCTCTTCCTGCTAATTGGAAATTGATGCCAGCTCAGAGTCAATATTATAAAAATAATGGTGGTTCCGCTGCAAGTGTGTGGTTCCCTAATCAGTATAATTTAAGAGATACTGTATTTACTGGTTCTTCTTGGGCTACTAATGATAAATATTTATTAAGATTAACTCTAAGTGGAACAACAAACGATGGTACATCTGGTCAACCATGTCCTGAATTATGGAATGTGTTCGATGTTACAACCTCAGATACTACTATTATAAAATCTGTAGACGATTCTGCTTATAATTTAAATTCACTTCCTATTACTAGTGATGTAAGTATGAGAAGAAGTGGAGTTTACTATAGAGCTATTACCAGAAAGGGTAAAACATTTATAGCTAAGACTGGTGTTGGATTAGAACAAATAGGTTTTAGTAGTAAGGCTCTAGGTGACGAAACCAGTTCGACTGCCTTTGCAGACCATGGTCCCGGAACTATGTACGGATACTTACATCAAATGAGAAAATTACAAGAAGATGGTGTTCCTGTATATTGGGATGAAAAACAAAAAGATGGTACATTTATTAGACTATGGGGTGTTGTAGCTAACTTAAATGAAACACGCGCCAGTGGTGGACCAAAAGCTACATTATCTTATACTTGTAATATGATAGTAAAAGATATAGCCCTGATTAGTACTGATGGTAAATTGATGACTGACAGATTTGCATTAGGGGGAGTAGTTAGTGAACGAGATTATTCCTGAGATTAGGATTGAAGGTCGTGAAGTACCCTTTAGTAGAGGTGCTTATACTAGTACTGGTGGTTTAACTGCTGCAACATTAGAATTTACATTACCACGTACATTTGGTGGTTTTAAAAAATTATGGAACAAGGAAGTTACATTTTATCCTAACAGTTATGATAACAAACCTATATTTAGAGGTTATATAAAAAGAATCAAAGAAGATTTTAATACTCTAACTTTATATGCTCAAGATGTTATTGGATATATGGTATTGGGTGGTGACAGTGAGAAGGCTAAAGTTTCTTTGACAGATAGAGAAAATATCGATGGTTTGACAATAGGTAATGCTATTCGAAAAACTATAAAATTAGCCAACCTCGACGAAAAAATAAAGACAGATTATATAGGAGATACCACTCCCCTAGTATCTTCGTCACAACCACCATTAAGGGGAACTCTGGGGGTATTAGAAATAATAAAAAAGTTAATTGGAAGGGCTGTTGATGACTCTGGTTCGATTCCACTTAGTAATATATTAAAAGTTTTTGATGATGGGACTAATTCTCAGTTAGCTATTGAGTTGGAATCAGATTTAGACACTGCTCAAGTTAAACATGTATTTACAGAGTTTGATAATATTAATGGTTTACGTATTGTTAATAAAAAAACACCTACAATAGTTATAGTTAGTGGTGATAATGTGGTAGGTAAATTTGAACATGAGAGTGCTATAGCTGCTTTAGATAGAAATTATTTAGAAGTAACAAATGACAACCTCAAATCTCCAGCTGAATGTAAAGATTTTGCTCAAAAAGTATTTAGGGCTAATCTTGAAACTCAGTATGAATATAGCATTAGTTCAGCAGAAGGTATATATCTTACAGAAAATGATATTATTAGGGTAGAAACTGAAGACCCACGTTTTTCTGGTAACTATAGAGTACGTGGTAAAAAGATTGCTTTTGGTTCTAATTCTTTTACGGTTGGTTTAAATATAAATAAAAAACCACCAACGTTAGTAGAGTTTATAGCACAACAAGATAACTAAGGAGTATTCATATTTGGTGGACCACGTGGGTTACCAACGACACCATCATCTCTTCCATATGTAGGACAATAGTCTCCTGCTATACCACTACCACCAGAAGTTTCTGAACCACCGGGATTCATTGTTCTAACTGGTACTGTACCTGCTGGTTGCATACCTCCGAACTCACCATCACCTACTTTAACTACAGAATCTATTCTACCTTCTGCTGTTAGACCTGCATCTCTACCCATCTTACGACCATATCCAGTGATATCTTTTTCAAATTCCATGTTTAAATTTCACATTTATCTCCAACACAAGCAAACTCAGATTTACCTTGGG